TTTTTATTTGTTATTAGTATTATAATCCTTATATCCGGCATCCATTAACTATTGGATTTATTTTTTGCGTTCTCATTAGGTCGTTGTTATTAACGGCTTCCAATAAATCAGCATCAAGTCTGTTAGAATAGGCATTGGATTTATTCGGCATTTTAGTTATACCACAATTATCCAGCGTAGGCGTTGATTGATATATCATACCGACATTGCCTTTCTCTCTTGCTGCAAAACTGTTCTCTACAGGTTTTTTACTATACATTTCTATGTCTCCCGAATCTATTCCTATATTTACATTTCCGGGATTTGGCGTATGTCCGGCAGCCATCAGAATAGCCTCGCGTGTTCCATCAATCTCTGCATTTTCATCAGCAGTTCTGTCGGGCTGTCTGTGTTCATTGATAGAGCCGGCGATACCATACTCACTAACATCGGATGTAAATTGTTTTTGCGTATTTTTCATATCAACATTCTTATTCATATAGCCACCGAAGATTCCTTCTAACATACCGCCGATAAACCCGTATTCTGATTTTCCCACAATTGTCGTTTCTTTTGTAGTAGTCTTAGCTACTATATCAGGGTCATATAGTGTCACCTTATATACAACGCCCCCAATATTTCTAACAGTATCTTGGGTAGGCAGCGTTTGTCTTAGTGTTTTCTTGGCATCGTCGCTATTCTTAAAATATGCCCCTTCATTACTTTTTACATTCGTTAGAACAGTATCGTGTATTAGCGTTTCTTTAATCGTAGTTTTTGCCAAATCTGTTGCTGCCGAATAAGTTTCCTTATTGCCCGTTAAATTGCCTGCTTCATTGTCGTGAATCGTCGTCTCTTTTACAGTTGTTTTAGCGGTATCGGTAAGCGCCGAATAAGTTTCTTTATTGCCCGTTAAATTGCCTGCTTCATTGTCGTGAAGCGTAGTTTCTTTTACAGTTGTTTTAGCGGTATCTGTAAGCGCCGAATAAGTTTCTTTATTGCCCGACAAATTGCCTGCTTCATTGTCGTGTATCGTGGTCTCCTTAACGGTCGTTTTCATAATATGATTAACAGGGTCATACAGCGTAGCTTTTGAAGGTATTTGGATACTGGGATTCCCTACACCTCTCGCGGCCTCTACGGTATATTCCTTATTCGTATATTTCAAGGCATCCATAATAGGCGATACGATGGCTTTTATAATACTTGTTACATTTGTAACTACTGTTTTATTTTCGGTCGTTTCTCTCTCGTTATTATACAATATTATCTTGCTTTTACCATAATCATCTTTTATACCTTGATTTAAATCATTCTTTGCAATATTACCTTTATATTCTATATGGGATTCTTGGCGAACTGTAGGGCGAATATTTTGCGCCGGTCTCAGTGCGTCCTTCGTATTTGCCCCAGTAGTTTTTATCCACATATCTTCGGTTTGTTCAAAAACGGTGTCCGGCCTTTGCTTAGCCATAGGGGCTATTTCGCCTCTTCTATCGGGCCCTTTAATATGCCCTTTGACGGGTATTTCAAAATATGTCTCCTTTTGATTGATTTTACTTCTGAGCTCATCTAATGTACGAGGCTTAGCATAGTCCAATGTATCGGCTTGATGAAAACCTCCTGAACTTTCGCTCCCAAAACCCTGATTTATCCCTGGGCCTACGCGAATCTTCTCTATCGGAAAAAAATTATTAGCTACTTCGGATAAATCTATTCTCGATTTAAAAAAATCGTCATTATTTTTCATACCGCATATATTTCCCCCGGAGTTCATTTGTGGCTTAAACATACATTGAATCTCCTGTTTGCCCTTTTTTAACGAATTATTCCCTGTTAAATTATCTAACATAGACATATTATCGATATTAGTATTTTGAGTTACATTTTTCTTTAAGAAAGGTGTCATATTATTATGAGAAAACGATGATAACGGAACCTTTTCGCCAGTTAGCGAAAATGTATAATTATTATCATTAAGTCCGCCGTTACCGTTGCCTTCGCCGTTATTATCATTTATTTCAGAATAAAACTTTCTATTAAACATAGCTGAACCGGCTGTTTTAGATACAACACCTGTTTCATAGGGTTTTTTAGAATATTCATACAATTTATTACTTCTGTTTTGCTCATCGGCTTTAACTTTATCAAAATATCTTGAATCATATATATTGTTCATTGATGGTATATCTAAATGTAAATCCATTCTTTATCTCTAATGAATGAAGGATAAAAAATACAAAAAAATATATAGCTATCAATCTCTGGATATCTCTGGATATCTCTGGATATCTCTGGATATCTCTGGATATCCGAGTCATTATGTAATTCTATCTATCTATTGCAGGATACGCCAGGATACATAGAGCCTTCGGGATATCCGGGGCTGTATAATTTATTCATTTTGTTATTGTTTTTCCACGAATCAAGATTATCGTTATTTTGCTGGCTATTGGGGAAGAACACCGACTGATCCATTGGTTTTTCAATACATGGGACATGGTTATCCTTGGCTACCATTCTATAATTTACGGGGATTCTATCAAAATCTTCGATTGCCTTATCTTGCGGATCATAGCATATCCATTCCCATCGGTTAATACCCGTTTCTTTGAGTGTACAGGGAGGATTAGATAAGCGAGTATCTTCGCGGGGAACCATACATTCGCGGGGTTCAGTATTGCCTGCGATTTCGCATCCGGTTTTAACATATTTGCCGGGCATATATTCTTGGTCATTGCATTTGGTATTCTTGTAATTTAAACCGAGCAATTCGCTTGAATCATCTACGGCTTTTTTCATACTACAAGTGTTATGACCATAGGATTGGTATCTTAGCGAGGGATCAGCAGGAACATCCTGATAACACTCTATACAATCATTAGCGGGCGAATCTAATTGATATAAGCCGGGTCCTACGGTTCTTCTTAACTTCTCTTTATAACTACAACTATCATAATTCAACCTTGTATCTATATATTGGTTCATATCTAATAAAATAATATATTATTTTATACATAAATAAATAGATATGTTAATATTTTTATTAGCCCCTTTTTTTTTATTAAAAAAGGAAAACTTTTCTAATATACCTTTTAGTATACCAGCGAATCTCAACAGCTACGCCGAGGAAGATTTCACTTATACTACAATAGAGAAGCTTTACCTCGTATTATGGGGATATAAGGCGGATTATTATTATAAATGGGAGCTAATTGACAAGATTTTTGTAGCTGTCCTCTATATACTTACATTTATCATATCAGCATCAGCGGCATATTTGTCTTTTAAATGTACATGGGGAGGCACTATTAAAAATATAGTATTGAGAGTATTATTTGCCTTCATCGCATTCCTTCTAGGGCCCATATATTTAATCTGGTACTTTTTCGTAAATTATTTAGGCAATTTATGCTAAGCCAAGCCAAGCCATGCTAAGCCAAGCCAAGCCAAGCCAAGCCAAGCCAAGCCATGCTAAGCCAAGCCAAGCTAAGCCATCCCTCGCGGAGTCATAAGCGATTATTGCCGATAATTTATATAAAAATAATGTAAATGTCTGCGATAAGCGGAAGCTAAACGACTGCTGTTTATTGACATTTATCGTAATTTATTTTTGGCGGCATAGGTACTTCTCTGTACATTATAGATTGACAGGCCGGTAAATGAAGCATCGTAGTATCTATGGGTTGCGTCTTATCATTCTTTATAATACCATCTTCGGTCGGCACATATTGATTTGTCCCGCATTTTGATATTATTCTCGTCTGCCCTCTTAGCTCACTGTCTAAATCAACGAGATTACCTTGTATATGTGAAACCACAGTTCCGCCGACAAACCCCAATTGATGACGGCATTTGTTTTCGTGCTCGTATCTGTACGGCGATAATAAATAGCTTAAGGTACTTACATTACCCTGTAATTCTTGTTTATATGAACAATTATCATACGTCGTTCTATTAAAACTCATATACTCTCCTATATTATATAGAAAAGTTTTTATTTCTTCCTATCCAATTACAATTCTTATTAAATTCGGTTCGGTGAATATATGAGCGAGTATCCTCGCCGCCATTAGTCCATACTGGGACAATATTTTCGGGCCTTTGAATATCTTTGACGCAATCTAAAAGCGGCATAAAATTATTCATTTCTTCCTCCATAATCTGTTTCTTGCATCTTACATTGTTAGTATCGCGGCCTTCAATTAATTCCAGCTCTCCGCCTATATCGGTTTTGCCGCATCTCAGGTTGGGGCCCGAAGTAAATATTCGGTTATTCAATTGTATTCTGCATCTATCCTGAGTCATAGAAGCGGGATCGTTTCTTAGTGCCGAATATTTATCAATGAGGCAATCGTCGGCCAAGCCATATCCGGGACGGCCTCGTAAGTTCGGGTGATTTAAATACATATCCGTCATTCTTACGAAGGGGCTCTCGCAAGCAACGAGATTCGTAGGATATATATTGTAACCCTCTATTTTGTTGTTATTGACTTCTTTGGCATTTTTCCAACAATCATCCGAGCATATATTTGTATTAGTATCAAACATATTATTTTCCATTATCTATATTTTACTAATAAATAAATTATTTATTTATCTACTATGTATTTCTTATCTTCGCAATTTTTTATAATATCATAATTTATATCCAATTTAATATTATCATAAACCTTGCTATAATCCTTCTCCAATATGTGGTTCTTATACTCTAATATTTTCCAATCATTATTATTCGCACTATTTCCCACCATTTCATCAACATTTTCCTCGGTTTTTATAATCTTATTAAATGTCTCCTTATTCTCGCATTTATTACCTTCGGCATCATACTTAATTATATTTTTATAGGTCAGCAAGTTCTCCTCGTTATCGCCGTTTTTAGAATAATTCTTATATTCTATCTCCTTTGATGCAGTATTATCCTCATTAACCTCAATATCAAACTTAATAGTAGTTTTCTTTATCATTATATATCATTATTATATTATTTAATTATTATATATATTGGCATATCCCACTCCCCACTCCCGAAATTATTATATATCACGAAATTATAATATCTATAAAAATAAGTAATACGACCTTGAAAAGCCCTGTGAAAATGTTAGAAATGCGCGGTATTCTTTATATTGTTATAAAGGTTATCATAGCATTGTTCTCCGTTATTCTCCTTACAAGATGGCCCTCTATCGTAAAGCCAGCTTGCTAATTTTTCGCGGTTATTCGGTATAGATGTTGAAGGAACTGTATAAAACTGTCTATCTAACAGAGATTTGTCATAGATATCATCTGTTTCTCTAAATACATTCTTATTGAAAAAGTAATCTATGTTATCCTTGATATGCTCGTTTTCAATAGAGCACGAATTATATTTATTATTATTCCCTATTAAACTCGGGTTCATAAAGGGATTCTCTTCTGTCGGCTTTACGCATTTCTCATTATTAATAATATCCAAATCATTATCATTCAGATATTTCTCTATCTTTTTGTTCTTTTCCGTCTGGTAATTGTATATTAATATAGAAATGAGCATTATAATCAATATAAATAATATATATCGCGAATCATTGAATATTAATGTAGCTATGATCCCTATGAATAATATAAGTCTGATTATGGCGTTTATCTTTTCTTCAATTGTCATATTTATATTTGGATATAACACAGGGTTAAATAATTCGTTCAAATTATCTATCCAAAACATTATTAATTATTATTATTCTTATTCTAATACTAATATCTATATTATTTTTATTCCCCATCTTTCTGTTTTCTATCCAGTTTAGTTTTCAATCTATTAATCGCCATTGATTTTCTATAAGCATTCTTATTAAAAGTTGTTCGCGTATCTTTCTTTTTTCCCTTAGGATTCATCATATTCCCGAACGCCTCCATACCCTCCTTGTTATTCATCATCGCACCCATCATTTTCATCATAGCCGCCATATCAGGACCGCTTCCGCCTGCCCCGCCC